AAAAGCCGAAGCCCGAGCCGCTGCAAAAGCCGAGCGCGAAGCCAAGCTGGCCGAACTCGGTCCACAAAGCAAGATGTCCGCCCTGCGTGACGCGAAGAAGAATTACGTGAAGTCCGCCACTGGCCAACTCCGCGCAAATGACGAATTGGCCCAAGCGCTGGACGCTGTGCCTCCGCTCAAGGTCGTTCCTCTGGCCATCGAACTGCTCCAGTTGCCCGAGAACCCCTATGGCCGCTTGAACGTGGGCCAGCAGTCGATGAACCTCCGCAACAAATTGCGTGGCGCTTTGAATCGCAAGGTGTTGACCATCGACCAGATCGTTGCTGCACGCGACGCTGGTGGTTACGCCCTGACCGCTGAAGAGTTGGCCGCACGAGCACCCAAGCCACGCGCCGCCAAAGCCGAAGCCGCTGTCGCCGCCTAATGGCGCAAGGACTGGCCCCCCTAAGGGGCCAAATAGCCCTATAGTTTATCATTGGAGAATTGAAATGTTAGAATCATTCTGGTCTTGGATCAAGCAGTTGTACGGCACCCCGAGCGCCGAAGCGCTGGCGCTGCGAGAGCTTGAAGAAGCGAAGCGCCGACTGCTGGAGGCCCAAACCGCCAAAGAATATGCCGACTCGATGTGCAAGTACCGCGAGTCCCAAATCAAACGCCTCACTGCCTACCTGCGTGACGCCCACGAATCCACCCCCATTCACCTTGGAGATATCAAATGAGTCATGGCCGCGAACACCTGATTATGAACCCCGCTGGAGTCTACCAGTTCCGCGAGTTGGAGATGATGATCCTCGATCACCTGAAAGCCACCGGACAACTCAAGCCCACACCGGACGAGGCGCACGCCCAACAAAATGCGATCGGGCTGGGTGGAATGCTCATTGACCTGATCATGGTCGCCGACAACCTTGGTCTCGATATCACCTCCTGCCTCGCTACCGCTTACCTTCACCGCACTGGAAAGACACCGAAATGAAGCACACCGAGCACGAGTACATTGATGCTGGCTACCGGATGGAGCGCGGCACTCTTTCGATGTCGACGGTCCGACACATGCTCGAATCCGAGCGGATCGAAGACCGAGCCGAAGCCCGAGCCGAAGCCCGACGATTGATCGAGCGTGGACGCCAAGAAGCACGGGAGGCGGAGAAATGACCGATCTACACACAGCAGCAAAGCTGGCGCTGGAGGCGCTGTTATGGGCAAATAACGGGATAAACGAGTGGAGGGATGAGGCTCACGGATATACGCCAGAAGACCAGCCAGTGATCATGTCGGCCATCACCGCCCTGCTAGAAGCACTGGCAGAAACAGAGCTGGTGCAGGAGCCAGTCTGTTGGAGCATTACTTACAATGGAAGCCATGTCGGTAACGTCTACGAAAGCAGGGCCTACGCAGAAGAGCGCATGGCTGACTTGAACAGCAAGCATCCAGGCGACACTCGAACGATTGAACCACTCTACACAGCACCCAACGCGCAGCAGCCAGCACCACCCGCCGATGTGCCGATGCTGACTGAGATATTGCATGCCATTGATGACGCCGCTGTACTTGCTGACTTTGCGGAATGCTGGATAAAAGACCCTTCGATAGAGGGTATGCACAGGCTGAAGAATGGCGGTGTGAAGTTCAGATTGCTCGCACAGGCCGTGCGCCAGAAAGCAGGCCCGACATGAATAAAATCACCATCAAGTTCGACCAGAAGACCAAGCGGCTCGTAATGACTGTGCCGTTCTACTTGGCCGACGCTGCACGCGAGTTCCCATCTCGAAGATTCGAGCCGAAGACGAAGACGTGGCGGTTACCGCTCGTGAAGAGCAACATCCAGCACCTCTCCGAGGTTCGCCGGAAATTCGACTTCGACATCACGCCGGACGCCCAAGCCGCGATCTCGGATTACGAGAAGCTGACAGCCGCACCGAAGAAAGTGCCGTTCCCCCAGCACGTTTACGACTTCACCAAGTCTGCCACTGGCTACAGCCCGATGAAGCACCAAGTTAATATGCTCGACACCTCTTGGGGTCTCCGAGCGTCCGCTTGGTTCGCCAAAATGGGCACCGGGAAGACTTTCGCCACGATTCACCTTGCCTTCGCCCGATGGGTCGCCGGAGAGATTGACGCCGTTGTCATCGTCTGCCCCTCCACCCTCCGCTCCGTCTGGCGCAAGGAATTCGCCAAGTTCGCCACCGGACCCTACGAGTTCCGATCCCACGAGCAGCGCTTCAGCGGGTACGACGAGTACTGTCGAGACACTCCCCGTGACCGTCTGCAGGTTCTGGCCGTGTCGGTCGAGGGTTTGGGCATCTCCGCTGGTCTCTACGATTCAGTCTGCCAGTTCTACGCCAACGGCAAACGAATCTTCACGGTCTGCGACGAGTCCAGTCGGATCAAGAACCCAGACGCCAAGCGCACCGAGCGTACTATCGAGCTTGGACGGGTCTCCGATTACCGCCTCATTCTCAACGGCACGCCGATCGCCCTTGGTATTCAAGACCTCTGGAGCCAATTCGAGTTCCTCGACCCGAACATTATCGGGATGGGCGACTATTGGGCGTTCAAGACTCGGTACATCGTCAAGGGAGGTTACGAGAACAAACAGATCGTTGGGTTCCAGAACGTGGACGAGTTGATGAACATGGTCGCCCCCTATACGGCAGTCGTGGGGAAAGAGGTATTGGACCTGCCACCCAAGGTGATGACCGAGCGATTCATCGAAATCACGCCCGAGCAAAAGAAGCTGCTCAAGCTCGTGGCCAAAGGCACAAGCCCGGACCCGAATGCTCCATATATCAAAGCGGAAAACGTGCTCGAAAAGGTGCTCCGTGCGAGACAGATCGTCGGAGGGTGGTTACCGAAAGGCAAAATCACGATGGCCGAGGTGGAAGGGCAGATGATCGAGACGATAACGACCGAACTGATTCCGCTTGATAAGAATCCGAAGCTGGAAGGACTGCTTGAGTTGATCGAAGACAACTACATCGGTTCGAAATTCATCATCTGGTCCACTTTCGTGCACGAGATCGAGGCAATCCGGGACGTGTTGGGCAAGAAGTATGGCTCCACGCAAGTCGAGTGCTACTACGGGGGTACGGCGATGGAGGACCGCTCCCGCATTGAGGATCGCTACTGCAAAGATCCGGGTCTGCGCTTCTTTATTGGTCACCCGACCGCTGCTGGCTTGGGGCTGACCCTGATTTCGGGCGAGAACGACGTGATGGTCTATTATTCCGGGACGAACGCTTATATCGACCGAGCACAATCGGAAGATCGCGCCCACCGGATTGGCCAGAAGAACACGGTAACAATCGTGGACCTGATCGCCGAGAAGACTGTGGACGAAGTGATCGTTGAGTCGATTCGCGGGAAGATGGATATCGAGACTTTCGTAACGACGAAGATCCGGGATGGTGGTAACATCACCGACCTGCTCGTCAGGGACTAGACAGCCGCACAGGGGTCTGGTACAATAGAGGTACTCGATAGGACATAGGATTTTTGAAATGAGCAAAGTTTGGATCATCAAGGAACAGGTCATCCGTGGCGACACGGGACCGATTGTGATGGATTACTCCGCCGCCATGCAGTTTGGCGAGTTGCAGTTCATCACGAGTCACGATATGCCCATGTACGGAAAATCGAGCGTACTGGATATGTGGAACGAAGACGTAAAACGCTTTGTGGACGAGTACGATGAGTACGCGGACTACATTGTGACCACTGGTCAGCCGACCGCCATTTTCGGTATCGGTTGGGCATTGGGTGTAGCTGAAAAAACCCCTCGATTCCTCGTGTGGCGTCGGGAAGAGGGTAGGTATCGTGTCGTTAATTTTGACGCCGCGACTTTTGTTGACGCTTGAACATAGGAAATAGTAAAATGAGCATGGACGATCTCCGTAGCCAATGTGCACGAATGAAAGAACTGCAGGGTCAGAAAGACAAGCTGGAGACAGAGCTTTCCGACATCAACAAAGAATTGGACGTCATCCGCACCAAGAAGATCCCCGAATTGATGGAGTCGATGGAGTTGCGCAACGTGACCATCGAAGGTCTTGGGCGGGTTCAATTGGCAGCCGATATTTACGCCTCGACACGTGAGGGTCAGAAAGAAGCGGCTATGACTTGGCTCCGCGATTGCGGCTACGACAACATGATCACCGAGACTTACAACGCCTCCAGCATCAAAGCCCTGTTCCGTCGCCTTATAGCTGATGGGGCGGACATCCCCGACGACATCTTCAACGTACAGCCGTTTTTGCGTGCGTCGATCGTCAAAGCTTAAAAAATTGTCTGTCCACGTGGATCGGGGTACACCGGACGGATTTTTCAACCACCCCTGTTTTTAGGAAATCAAAATGGCTACCACCAAGAAGACTGAAGTCGCAATGAAAGAAAAAGGCGCATTGGCATTTGCACAAGAGTTGCCCTCGTACATGAGCCAAGGCACAGCCCGTGGCTCCGAAGAGGTGAAAGCCTCCGACATCGTTCTGCCCCGACTGGAGATCGTGCAAGCACTGTCCCCCATCAAGGAAACGAACGACGACGCTCGTGAGGGCCATCTGTTCAACTCCGTCACTCAAGAGGTGCTGGGTGAGTTGATCTATTTCGTCCCCGTTTACTACCGCATGGAATATCTGGTCTGGAAAGATCAGGACCAAGGTGGTGGCTTCTTCGGCTCGTTCAATAGCCAGAAGGAAGCAGACGAGCGCAAAGCCCAAGCTGTCTCCGAAGGCGAGAACCCCGAGCACATCGAAATCGTCGACACCCCTGTCCAATACGGTCTCCGGATCGCTGAAGGCGGTGACATCGAGCAGATCGTGATTTCCATGGCCAAGACCAAATCCAAGGTCTCGCGCAAGTGGAACGCCATGATCCAGATCGCTGGCGGTGACCGTTTCAGCCGTGTGTACAAGATCGCCACATTCCGCGACGAGAACAAGAAGGGCCAAAAGTTCTTCAACTATGTCGTGCAACCCGCTGGCTACACCCCCGAGCGTGTCTATCACGAAGCCGAGAAGATGTACAACGTGCTCAAGACGCAGGATTTCCGCGTTGCCCACGAAACCGCCTCTGAAGCTGACGGCTCCGACCACCTCGCGACTGCCGAGCGTGGTGAACTGTAAACCCTTTCCCTCCCCCCTCGCAGTTGCCGCTTAGAGGGTTTTGCCCCCTTGCCGAAAGGTGAGGGGGTTTTTTCGAATAGACGAATAGCATGTTCCCAAGAATCGACCCCAAGACGCCAATCGGTTTCGACTACGAGACCAGCGGCCTCCAATATTGGCAGCCCGATTTCCGGGTTGTCGGCGTATCAGTCGCCACCCCCGACGCCCAAGGATGGTATTGGGATCTCCGCGAGATCCCCCAAGCCGTTCAATGGCTCCACGACCTTCTCGCCGACCGAGTGGTTGTCGCCCACAATGCCCAATTTGAAGTTCAGTGTACCCGAGTCCTCGGTATCGACCCCCGAAAGGTCAACTGGTACTGTACCATGGTTGGCCAATGTCTGATCAATGAACACCTGTTGTCCTATTCGCTATCTAACGTAGCGAAGCACAACGGAATCGAGACACGCAAAGAGGAGCATCTCGAAAACATTCGCGCCACGATGGGATGGAAGAATAGTGCTGAGGTGATGCAACGATTCTCCGAGATCCCCGCTGCTGTTGCGGCCCCATACGGCATTTCGGACTCGCTGGATGCGATCGCGATTTACGCCAAGCACGTGGCTGAGATCGAGCGCCAGAACCTGCAAGAAGTGGTCCGCCTCGAAATGGATCTGCTCCCGGTACTGGCCGACATGTCGTGGCACGGAGTACGTGTTGACCTTGAAGCCGCCCATGCCGCTATCCCTAAACTGGACGAGAAAGAGCAGCAACTCCAGAAAGAAGTGGACGAGTTGGTCGGATCACCGTTCAACGTCAACTCCAGCCCCAAGATCCGTGAATTCTTCAAACCCGAGCCAGTCAGCCGCTTTCAATGGAAGTTGATCGATGGTACGCTCGTGGGACCGACAAAAGGCGGAAAAGGCCCATCACTCGACCAGAACGCCATGCGGGAAATGAAACACCCACTGGCCAAGAAAATACTAGACCTGCGCAAGACGATCAAGCTGCGTGACACGTTCATCCGTGGTCACGTGATCGGTAGCGCCGACCAAGACGGATATGTCCACACAAGTTTTAATCAGACCCGCAACGACGCAGACGCCGGGACAGTCACCGGACGCCTCTCCTCAACAGATCCAGCGCTGCAACAAATCACCAAGCGAGACAAGGACAACGCCGCTATCCTTCGCGCCATGTTCCTCCCCGACGCCGACGAATTGTGGCTCTGCGCCGACTATTCTCAAGTCGATTTCCGTTGTGGAGCGCATCTTCAGAACGACCCAAACGTATTGGCAGCTTACCGAGAAAATCCCCAACTCGACTACCATCAAGTCGTGTCGGAAATGACCGGAATCCCCCGCAACCCGCCATATGCTGGAGCGCCAAACACGAAGCAGGTGAACCTCGGATTGTCCTTCGGTGCTGGCCAAGGCAAGCTGGCTTTTATGATGGGCATGCCATTTCAGGTGCGGGAGTTCAAGGGCAAGATGCAGTATCTACCCGGACCCGAGGCGACAGCGATTTTCGAGCTTTACCATAAGAAGCTCCCAGCGGTCAAGGAGTTCATGAAGAGAGCCGAGAACGTAGCAAAAGAGACCGGATACGTCAAGACCCAGATCGGGCGACGCCTCCGCTTTCCACACGGCCAAGGCGCACATAAGGCAGCGGGTTTGCTTTACCAAGCCTACGCTGCGGATCTCCACAAAGCCGGATTGGTGCTCACCGACCGAGCGATCCGAGCAGGAAATTTACCGGCACGATTGATGCTGTCGGTACATGACGAGATTGGCGTGTCGATGCCGCGAGATGACTCTGTGCGGGACGAAATCGTCAGACAATACACCTACTTCAACGCTGACGACTCCCCGATCAAGATGAGAGTCCCGATCGCGGCCAGCGCTGATTACGGTGTTAACTGGTACGAAGCAAGTAAAAACTGAAAGGAAATCATCATGAAACAGCATATTGGAACCAAACTGATCAACGCCAAGCCCATGACACGGGCCGAGTACAACACCTTCCGTGGTTGGCAGTTGCCCGACAACGAAAAAGGCCAAGACGAGGGATTTTTGGTTGAATATTTGGACGGCGGAAAAGGAAACACCTACGCGTACAACGGATATGTGTCTTGGAGTCCCAAAGAAGTGTTTGAACGCGCTTATCGAGAAATCAATGGGCTGTCTTTCGGGCTGGCCATCGAAGCTCTTAAGATGGGGAAAAAGGTGGCTCGTAAAGGATGGAACGGTAAAGGAATGTGGTTGATCCTTGTGCCCGGTCGATCGAACGTTAAAGTACAAGAAGGTACTCCCTATGGAAACGTACTGAGTCCATCCACGGCTATTGAAATCTTACCGCATGTCGATATGTGGACGACCAATTCAGAAGGACGGCGCGCTATGTTGCCGGGGTGGTTAGCCTCACAGACGGACATGCTGTCTGATGATTGGGTGATCGTAGAGTAAAAACTGAAAGGAAGATGGAAATGACACACAAAGTCGATATGGTTCTGGATTTCCAATACGGGTCCACCGGAAAAGGTCTGATCGCTGGCTACTTGGCCAAGCGGGAGAATTACGACACTGCGATCTGCGCATTTGCAACGAACGCGGGACACACCTACATTGACGAGGAGCGCGGCATTCACGTGATGACGCAACAACTCCCGACAGCGATCACAAGCCCCACAGTCCAAAACATCCTGATCGGTCCCGGCTCCGCGATCCATCTGGAGACACTGAAGGAAGAGATCGCCCGGTACGCCCAATACTTGGAGGGTAAGAAGGTATTGATCCACCCGCATGCTGCTGTTGTGGAAGATTACCATGCTGAATTCGAAATATTGGATGGCCGCACCAAGATGGGATCGACCGCAAAAGGCGTGGGCGAAGCTTATATCGAACGGATTCGTCGGAACCCCCAAAATCCGAACACCATCGGTCGACGGGTATCGACAGGAGATCCGCTCTATGGTATGATCGCTACTCCAGAGGAGTACCGGGACGCCCTCGCTGCTGCTGAATCAGTGATCGTCGAGGGTGCTCAGGGCTTTTCCCTGTCGATGTACCATGGCCAATATCCATACACTACATCACGGGACGTGACACCATGGCAAGTAGCAGCAGATTGTGGACTGCCCTATAGATGGGCCTCTTACATCAAGGTTATTGGTACGTTGCGCACGTTCCCGATCCGGGTCAGCAATCGTGACGGATCTTCTGGACCTCATTACCCTGACCAAGTGGAGTTGAAATGGGAAGACATCGGGCTGAACGCGGAATTGACAACGGTGACCAAACTGCCCCGACGCATCTTCTCATTCAGCCAAACCCAACTACAAGAAGCACTCTGGCATTGTGGTGGATATTGGGACACTCGACTGTTCCTCAACTTCGCCAATTACGTGACCGACAAAGCGTTGCTTGACGAAATGATCGCAATGATTGAGTCCCCGACAAAGATGAACATGAATTCCCCCAAGGTAGCTTGGATCGGTAACGGTCCCGATGACAAGGATGTGGTGGCGCGATGAACCAGCTCGAATTACAACTCGACATGACGGTATCGGATCTGGACTACCAGAACCGCCAACTCCGCGCCATCAATGCACGCCTAATTGACCAGAAACATGCTGCCAACATCGACGTGTTGGCCGAAGAGGTCACGAAATGGGCAGACCAAGCTTTTCCGCACCGCACCGATGCCAGCATGTTTCTGAAGATGTATGAGGAAATCGGTGAGGTTATCCGCTCTGGTGGTGACCGATTGGAGGTCGCCGACCTTTTCATCCTGATCCTTGACTACGCGAAACGCAAAAACGTTATACTGCGTGACGCGATCGGCGAGAAGTTGGAAATTAACCGTAACCGTGACTGGAAGCTGAACGCTGACGGCACAACGAGCCACAAGGACAAATGATCATGGACGATTTTCGCGTAGATACTGAGATTGAGGCTGGGATTGAGGCGGTAACCCGTTTTCAGTCGATCAAACGTTGGCACATGGTCGACACGACCCGTTCGCAGTCGATCGCGGAGCATTCAGCGAATGTCGCGCTGCTCGCGTACCATATCGCCATATTCGCTCCGGAGGGATACTTCGGCCCCGCTGCTGGCGTACTGGCCCCCGCACTGTTCCACGACTTACCAGAAGTGTTCATGGGTGACATCCCGACCCACACGAAGAAATATCTAACTGGCGTCAAGGAACTGGAAGACCGACTAACCCCCACCGAATTCAAGTATGAAGCCGACGAAAACGTCCACCTACTGATCAAGCTCTGTGATCTGGCCGATGGCATCCGATTCATCGAGAAGTATGGCGTTGATCGAGTCGCCATTTTCGCCATGGAAGGGTTGCGTACTCAACTGAGAAATAAACTGCTCCAAGCCCGTGCAGCGTGGCCGGAACATGTTTACGCAGTCGTTGACGAGAAGATCGCCACGTATCTTTTCCAATGAACAAGCTGGAGCTAAAATTCCGGAAAGATCTGATCGCCCGAATGGGTGGTCGGTGGCTCGCCGCCATTCACGTGGAGAATCATCTTAACCCCGGCGTCCCAGATCTTTCATACGTGATGGTAGCTCCCGGCCACGAGACTGGATGGCTTGAACTCAAGGCGTCCATGCGGCCAGCGAAAGTTAAGACGGTATCATTCAAAATGGAACCGTCACAGCATCAATGGATGATAAAATACGCGCATCGCGTCCCGACGCATGTACTCGCGAAGGTCGGTGATGCGTACTACTTGATTGATGGACGGGCACACGTCCAGCTGGCCGAGCCGGTTAGCGAAGATGATCTGAAGCGTATGTGCGTGGCATTCTTCAACGAAGACACACTCGTTTCAGGATTGACAACAATCCTGTCGGGGTTTACCCGGAGGGATAGAAATGGATCTTAAGCAGTTGTACGGAGACATCAAACCAGCTATCATGATCAAGAACGCTCTTGACGTGATTCACGAGCCGGGAGAAGTCTTCGAAGTCAGGATTCCCAAGACAAAAGCCGGTACGTTGAGCGGCTATTTCAGCGATACCGGCAAAGCCGCCTTGATGATTGCAAGGGAGAACGGCAAACATCAAGGCGTCTACGCCACCGTTAACCCCGTCAAGCCATCGCTGCTGGCGCGAATGGAAAACACCATTGCGGTGAGCCAGACGACCACAACGGATAGCGAAATCGAGCGCCGCCGTTGGTTCCTGCTGGATTTTGACCCCGTTCGCCCGACTGGAATCTCGTCGACCGATGGTGAAGTTGCGATGGCGCACGACACGGCAATCCGCACCGCCGAATGGTTGACTAGTATCGGGTGGCCAGAACCGCTTCACGCGAGCAGCGGCAACGGCTGGCACTTGATGTACCGCATCGACGAGCCAAACGATGACGCCACTAAGATCGACATCGAATTTGCCACCAAAATGTTGTCGTCCATCTTCACGGATGACAAGGTGCACGTCGACTCAGTGGTCCACAATGCGTCGCGCATCTGGAAGGTGTACGGCACTGTAAGCGCGAAGGGATCCAGTACCACCGAGCGGCCACACCGAGTAGCGAAGCTGGAAAAGATTCCGGAGAAGCTGGATCTGGTCTCTCGGGCACAAATCGAGAACGTGGCTCGTGCTCTGCGTGACGCGAAGACCGACGAATATAAAGACATGTCTGGTGAGTACATCGCCGATATGGTCAAGTGGCTTACCGAGCGTGGCCAGACCGTTATGAGTGGTCCCCGCCCGATGTTTGGTAATGAAGGCCAGAAATGGATCCTCTCCAAATGTCCCTTCGACCACAACCATAGTGGCCCAATGGTCGGACTGGTCAGCAATCGGCCAGTGTTCCGCTGTCTTCATAACTCCTGTTCGTCATATCGCTGGAAAGAGTTTCGCGAGAAGATTGATCCGAATTTCAAGGACCCCGAGACCATCTTCGCACGGCTGCAAGAATGGTGCGATGGCGACAGCGAGAAGCCAGATGCCGAGTTGCTCCAATCAGCCAGCGCTACCGGGAAGCAACTGCAGAACATTATCAAGAAGCTGCAGAAAGTTAGTTCCCGAGCACGGGTCCACGCACTCGAAGCGTTCCTGAAGGAAGAGCGCCGCCGATTCCTGAAAGACACAATCGGCGAGAACAACGAAAAAGGCAACTTGGTCGGCCTGATCAACCGGACTCGCGCCATGCAAGAAGCTGGCGATATCCCGATGTACTGGATTGCCGATTATGATCACCGGATACGTGCGGGAGCCGTTGGGGACGTGACAGCCGCCAAGCATTCAGAGGCGGACGAGATCGGGCTGATGGTCAAGTACCATTCACTTGGTGACTCGTGGGTGAAGCAGACGCACACCGCTCAAGTGATCCGCTACCTTGCCGAATCCTATCGCGTCAACCCGCTCAAAGTATTCCTCAAAGCCAAACGCTGGGACGGTATCGAGCGGCTGGGTAACTGGTTGCCACACTATATGGGTACGAAGGACGACGACTATACCCGAGCCGTTGGCCGCAAATGGTGGATCTCCGCTGTTGCTCGTGCAATGGAACCCGGATGCCAAGCCGACCATATGCTTATCATGGAAGGCCGACAGGGTGTCGGTAAATCCCGAGCCGCCCGTATCATCGGCGGAGCATTTTACACAGAATTCTCCGGCACTGTTCATGGCCACACCGCCATCAAGGATCTGGTCGCCACTATTTCCGGAAAGATCGTGGTTGAGATGTCCGAATTGGCCACAATGCGACGCGCCGAGATCGAGTCGTTGAAGGCGATTTTGACCACCACCACCGACGATGTGCGACTTTCGTACGAGCGCGATGTGAAATCCTACCCCCGTACCTGCGTGTTTATCGGCACGACGAACGAATTGGGTGGAAGCTACATTGCTGACGCTACTGGTGCACGCCGATTCTGGCCGATTGCGGTCGGAATGACTGGCCCCATCAAAGTAACGCTGCTGGAGCAGGACGTTGACCAACTGTGGGCCGAAGCTGTGGAAGCCTACGAAAACGGTGAGGATTGGTACTCAGTCCCGGTGGATCTGGCCGCACAAGAACAGTTCGACCGACAGATCACGATCGAGGACGCCGAGCCTTGGTATCCACGAATCCGCCAAGCGCTGACCGACCCGGACAGTTTCGCCGAAGTGTTTACAGCGGTCGACGAATGGAAGAGCGGGGAGAAGACTGGAGCTTTCGCCGTCCGAGCCGCCCCAATCAGCACGATCCTCAGCGTCATTATCGGTCTCGACCCAGCCCGTCAAGCTGGCAGCGACGTGATCCGGGTGCGGAGGGTGCTGGAGACGATCGGATTCAAGAAGACTCGCCCGTCAAAAGGATGGCACGGATCCGCTTACGCGTACGACCTGAAGCGGGAATCAGTGGAGCACATCTGGCCAGCCATCACAGCCGCCAAGAACGCCATCAAATTCCCCAAGCACGCTAAGAGCGAAGAGACTTGATTATTTCGCTGCGCTGCGCACTTTTTCCCAGCTGCGGCCAGCGACGTAACCCGTCATGACCACCCCGAACAGCGTAAGCACGTCTTCGGGGATAGCGGTCAGCCAGAGCTTGAATCCGTTGGTAAACGCCACAGCCGCTTCGGGCTTGAACACGGTGATCAGGCCCATTGGGATCGACCAGAGCAACAAGATGTATACCACATACAGGAAAGATGGTCTCGCCCGACTGGTCCACGGATCCGCCGATTGCGCTTCGGCGATGATTGCGGACAGCGACGCTTTCATCTCTTCTAACTCACCTGATTGCTGCATTCGAAGCAGCTCCAGTTGAGCTTTTGCCTTTTCAGCCGGGTCCGGGATCAGCTTATCGATAAGCTTGCCGCCGAGTGAGAAAATACCGCCGAGTGTCACCGGGTCCATGATGGGTATACCTTTCTGTCGAGTTCGAAGTGTGGTCCGTCTTTAAAGTTACGCCAATCCCCGCCCCACACGATCGCCACGTTCAATTCTTTTGCTGCTGTCTTCATCGCCGCCGCTATCTTGTGGTACAGTGGCCAGCTCCAGTCAACTTGACTATCGACCCAAGCCCCCAGATCCACCGCGTGCCCCGTGATGTGCCTTGAATTCATCGTCTGGCTGGCCCCCGACTCCAGCAGCGTTTTTTGTCGCTCAGGAGTTCGGAGACCTTCAAGGACTGTGAAGTCCACTGTCGAGATCTCTATCGCCCGATCGACTACCCGGACCAGATCCGGGTGCACGCCTTCAAGCCGCATTTTAGATCTAGGTCCGAGCTTAAACATCAGACGATTCCTTCAGACTTCAGCCAGAGGTAAAGACCGATGGCGCATGCACCGACAAGATAGAAAAACTTCGAAACCACGCTTTTACCTACTTCTTTGTAGACGTGGCTAGTGAGTTTCTCAATTGCCTTTTCAGCCGCCTTTTCAGCGATCTGCTCGATTTGTTCTTCAGTCAAGTTCGGTGGCGACATCCCACACTCCTACTTCAAGTTACAGACCTTCACCCGGTACAACGTAGACAGTGGTCGCACCAGAGGCCAAGCCACTGAAAAACGTGTCAATGTTAAAACGTAAAACCTCCACCGCACCGGGTACCAATATAATGGCGTCCGAGGGCGTACCAGCAACTGGAGCGACAGCAGCAGCTTGAGCGAGTGCAGCAGTCGCTCCAGTACCTAAGAACACAGTATTCGAACCAGCGTTTACAACACGGTACTGACCTGTGGCTTGGGCGTTGAACTTTTCATAAACAGGTGCTTGTATGCCAGCGGGGGCTGTGCTTGCAGCAGCGACAACAACAGTTTTACCCTGTGGGATGAATGCGATTTGTGAGTTAGTAGACATATCAAACTCCAATCTTGACTTCTGCAGCTTCTTGAGCAGCTTTATAGGCTTCAATCACGGGTATAGTGTGCGTTGCCACACAGATGGCTTGTACGCGGGTATCTTCAGTCGAATAGTCATCGCCGGGAACAACAACATGGCGGTGGGAGTTACCACTGATCTGTTTGCCATCCTCCATGATGGCTGTCTTAGTGCGCACTTGGACGCTGCCATTTTCCAAGACCTCGATGCGGTCAACTACGGTTACTTTTTCCAGCATGATGCTTTCCTTTCTTGCCCAAGAATCCACTTAGGCTTTGGTTTAACAATCGGTTGCGCCAGCGAATTCTGGCAGAGTTTTGAGATGCTCGTAGGCTTGAGCAATTGGGTTTGCGCCAGTCACGTCATACGGACAATCAAACAAACCTTCGGCAAAAAATGGCAATGTTTGTCCATCGACATGGCTGTAAACATTGAATTGCATCGCGGTTTTACCCGTGATGCGTATTGCCTCAACGCGATGGTAAGCGTTGGTGGCTGTGAAGCCTTGCGGCGCGATAACTGTTTTTTGGAGTGCCATGATTTTTCCTTTTAGACCTCTGCGATCTGTACGTTCCAGTTGACTCTCATGTCAAGTGTTGCTGACCAGTTTGCATTGCTGGTTGAAACCAGTGCAGGTCGGATTCCTTCTTCTCTGCTTTGGAATACAGTTGCCCCAATGTTTTGCCCGGCACTATTTATAAAGCCTGTAACAAGACTGCCAACCGACACCACTGCTTGTGGTGCGCGGGGGTAAGCGTAACGGTAGTTTTGAATTGCCGCAATTGTGGTTGCAGTGCCAGAGGTTGCAGTCATGTCCAAATAACCCGACTGAGACATCAACCGCTGTGGTTTGTTCAAGTAATAACCACCCTGTGCAATATGCAAATCCGTTCCATTTGGAAAGTTGCTAATGTTGTCAACCACAATAGCTTCAGAATTTGCAGTCCCACTATTCACATTGGTTCGCAACACACCACCCATTGCATTCACATCAGCCCTGACGCCATCTATGTAAATGTTGACGTAGACGAGTGATCCATCATTAACAACCTTCATGAAATCAGTGCCAGCAGACAACCAGAGTGCTTTGACGTAGCAGTTTTCAACAATCAAACTGAGTGCTTTATCTGTTGCCGAAGTAATAACGCTGCTATTTCCACCAACATCAACTATGCCGCGACTATTTGTGGAAGGGTCGCCAGCGGTCAGGAGTTTGCAGTTACGCGCATAAAGCATACCGCCTTTGATCTCACTTGAGTAAATCACCGAGCCATTGCTTTGTCCTGTGATAGTGCAGTTGTCGTAACCGTTGTCCATACCAGCCCATCCAGCGCCGTTGTAGATGGTGCAGTCTTGGTAATAGCAGTCTTGCGTGTTGCCGTGCATGTCCGCTGAAAACACCCCAGAAAGAATGTCGTTGCTGATAGTCGCGCCAATGACACGCATGTCGCGGTTGGTGACAGCGCAGATGTAATCGCCACCACCGATGGTGATGCCATGCCGCCTTGCGTAATAGTCGCCGCCAATGACACGGAATTTTTGTGAGTTGCTAAACAGCAAACCGTAGTCGTCCAGTGTGCCAGTGCCCTTGTTGAACACGTAACAGTTGGTGACTTCAGAGTTGTAGCAACGATCAAATTCAACGCCCTGATAGTCTTCGTTGTAGACGGACACATTTTCCAATTTTGCTTGTTCGCAAAATTGAATTTTAAGCAAACCAAAAGTGTTTGCACCGCCAACCAATCGCAAGTTGCGGAAAGAAACCGCCTTGCTTTCCAGTTTATAGACCGTTGTAGTGGCTGAAGTGTAGCTGTCGTACAAAGGGTTGGTGATGGTTGCAGCCGATCCAGCAACGCCTTTGACCTGACACCACTCGCCCTTGTGATAGTAAGACCTGCTGGTTAACCAAAGGTCTGTGTCGTAAATGCAAAACACATCGTCAACAGCCAATGAGGGTGCAGAGGCAAACGTTACCGTCAGTCCATAACTAGACGCCGATGAAATGTTTTGAATTTGCGTCAGTGCACCACTGACCGTGATGCAAGACCCGGCAATCGTTGCGCCGCTAAAGTCAAGAATTGATTTGTCGCCATCACCAAACATATTCAGATGGCCTGTGCTGGTCAGTGCGCTGCCAATGACATACGTGCCAGCAGGAACGTAGATGGCTTGACCTGTTGACGCAACAGCAGCAATTGCCGCAGCAAACGCAGCAGCATTCTTGGCAGCAGCATCATTTGTGACCCCGTTTCCAACAGCGCCAAAGTCTTTGACGTTTGCTGGTGCTCCAGTGATCATTGAGTAGGAAACTTTTGTCAGAGCCATTTTTGTTCCTTATGCAAAATAAGTCATTTGGTAAGAAACTATCCCAGATGCCGCAACAGAGGTAACTGGAATATATTGATTACTTACTGCGCTGCCAGAACACGTTGGTGTACAGTAAGATGTGGACGGTGCTGCGTAAATTCCAACAGATGTTCTTAGTGACGCTAACGTAAATCCTTCAAATCGACCGACTGCGCCAGCACTTCCGGCAGCAATAGCGCCCTCAATTGCAAATGGCAGATTTCCAAAAGCAACATTACCTGAACCGCCAGAAAAATCAGTCCAGCTTATGTGAACAGTAACCGTAACAATTCGCCCAATTTTGGTGTACCCACCACGTTGCAATCCATAGGTAACAGTTGGGTTGGTTGTTGTGCCAACCAGCGTTGGCGTAAAAGTGCCTTCCTCGTAGTCAGCCAGCAACTCGCTTGTGCCTGTACCCGGTGTGGCAGAAAAATCAATGCCTTTGCCCGAGGTGCCGATGACGAGGTTGCCATCAATAATGGTCTGATCGCCTGTGCGTGTTGATGGGAATCCAACTGTCTTGAGCATTTCGGTCTCCTTAAACCAAGAATTCAATCACCGAGGTGACGGGTGGCGCTTCAGAAAACAACACGCCACCAATTCCATAACTGTATGTGTTTTTGTTTTGATAGACACCATTGATATAAATTGATGCTGGTTCAGAGGCGAGGGGAAACAGAACCTGAATTCCATCGCCTGTTGCATTAGATTCTCCAAAAACAACCACAGAACCGTTATAACGCTCAGTTGCAGCCGGTGCGCTGTATACCAAGCTGCCTTTATTGTTTTGCACTCGAATGCTGTAGTCGCTGTTGACATACAGGCGTGCAGGTGTGCCGTTGTTGGACGGGTAACCGTTGATCGTGCGAATAGGTTGACTAGCTGAAACGGTCAACGCTGCGTCAAAGTAGACGTTAATGGGGTTGACCTGCGGATCAAGGTTGGTCGCGCCAATCCAGATGTAGCCGTTTTCCAGCGGCTGCCCATCCGTCTCTGTGAAGATCGGATAGGTGGGCTGGATGCTGAGTGCGGACATTACTGGTTCTCCTGTTCTTCAGATTGATCTGGTGTTTCGACTTGCTGTTCTGCGGCAAGAGTGGACATCAAGCGTTTCAGCAGTTCAGATTCCTCAGCGCTGCCGGGACGGATTTGTGGAAATTTCATCAGCAGGTTACGTACAGCTGCTGATTCGTAGAGGCGTGCGGCACCACCGACCGTAGCCATGCCCCCAGCAGTCGCTACAGCGCCGGGGAGACCCCCGCCGACCCCAGCGCCACCGATCCCGAGCATAGCGTAGAAGTTCTGGACACCACTCGGAGGGAGGGCTGCAGCTTCACCAGCGCGTTTGGTGCTGTTAAGCACCCGAGCAAGCCCTTGAACCCGCTTGAGGTCATCCCCGGTGAAGAAGATATTAACCGACTTGCCGAGATCGCGCACCTGATTTGCGAAGCGATCGGGACTCACGTTGTCGATACCGCCAGCCTTCTCGACGGCACGAGCGATAATAGCGGACCGAGCATTCGCACGGCCAGTAGGACTGAGATTGCGGTAAAGCTGCGCCACTTCGCTAGGTTTCCGGCTGAAGAGCATATTATACACAACTTCTGGAGTCACGTCGCCACGCTTGAGCACCGATTCGAGTGCGGTTTTTTCCACGTCACCCATCATGTCGGCCAGACGAGCATTCGAAACTTTCCATTTCAGGAAATCGCGACGATCGCCGTTGGCCTTGATGAAGTCGCCCATATCATCCACGAGCGGACGGTAAATCGAGGACACGGCTTTCTCGCCGATCGAGCGCACGGACCCGAGTTCTGGACTCTTGAATGCTTCACCCAGCTGTTTGCGGAGCGATTCGATGCTGCGAAGATCTTGATTCTGAACCGATGCTTTCCAGTCGCGAAGCACTTTAATCGCTGGTTCGAGTTGTGCGTTATTGAGCTTCGACAGATCGGCGATCTGGTCATCAATCGCCTTAAGCGTGCGGGGGAGGTCCACCGCTTTGCCCGACACGTCGTCGACCATGGTTTGGGCGAGTTGTCGTTTTTCAACTGCTGCTGTGTTCGCCTCTTCAATCGCGGACCGATATTCACCGATACGCTTCTGGAGGCGTTCAATACGTTGCTGTCCGGCCCATCCAAGATTGCGTTTCTCCAGATCCGCCACGCGGTTCACGAGCTTGGCTTGGTCAGCATACAACTTACCCGCTTTTTGAGTTAGCTCGTCTGCTTCTTTCAACATCTCCTCACCAAGTACACGGTTGGACTGTGCTGTAGCGATCTTGTCGATCACCTCGTCCTTTGCCGTCTTGTACTTGGTGAGATCTGCCCCCCGCTTGGCCGCTAAATCGTCCCAAATGTTCTTTGCCGTGACCTGCGTGTCCGTCACTCCGAAGTCTTCAGCGATATCTTTCACCGCTTGGACCCGCTGCGATTGTTGAGTCTGGCGCACTGGACCAGTACCGACAACCGGGATACGCTCACCAACGGCTTGCATCCACTTCTGCGCAAATGTCCGAGGGGGGATCACGTCACTGGTCAGCACCTGAATACCAGCACGCTGCGCCTCGTCGAGATCCGACGGGAGTTGAACGGGAGTCCGGGGAGCAACGGCACGAGCACCCGCCATGCCACCAGCAAGACCGCCAACGATCTGACCGACAGGCCCGAACCCCATTTCCTGAGCCGCTTGACTCGCCGCACCAGCGCCAGCACCGCCAGCGATCTGAGCAAGGGGTTGAGCCGCGACTTGTCGGGCTACTTCACGAGTGACGGGGGCTGCAGCGCCAGCGGCTTTCATGATTGCTTGGCCAGCTTGCGCTATACCACCACCACCAGCAGCGCCACCAACAGTCGATTGGACAATTCGTTCAGCCTCAGTCTTGGGCTGCGCCACACCGAGCCGGGTCAACAGGTCTTCCATTGCCTGTGTAGGCATGGTGTACTTGGTGCCGAGTAAGCTGTTCACAGTCCCGACAATCGGGTCGCCGATAGTTGTGGCCAAAGCTGCAGCGCCAGCACCCGCGATCGCGCCGGGGATAGCACCGACACCAGCCAGCGGAGCACCTGCAGCAGCACCGAGAGCGGCCCCCGCTGCCACCGGAGCGAGACCACGAGTAGCGGCCCCTACTAGACCCCGTACGGTGGTCTCTGGAGCCTTCGTCGAAGTAGTCTGGCTGGCCAGCCACTGCTCTGGAGACATTGCAGTGACACCGGGTGTCGAAGCAATGGGCTGCGCTGGCGCTGGAGTGGTCTCAGCAGTCGGAAAACGCACATCCACCTCGACGCCACGACCTTCAGGAGTCTGGACGTTAAATTTCTGTGGCTCTTGCTGCTTCAGCCATTCTTCAGGACTCATTACTTAGCCCCCACGGATTGTTTATAAGCGTTCCACTGAGCGTCTGTAAAGTTCGCTGGCCGCGAATAAGTCTGGTTGCCGACCTTCACAGTGTCGCCAGCAGGAGGAGCTGCACGAGTCTTTCCAAAGCCATATTTATCAGCGTTCGGATAGGCTTGAGCCTTCTTTATGATACCACCGTACACATTTTCAAGCCGCTTGAGGTTCGCTAGAATCGCTGCGTCCTTTTGGCTGAGGTCAATTGAGCCGAGGACACTCTGCAAGAACGCCAATTCCTGCTCAGTGATGTTACCGAGAGCACCACCAGTCGGCGATTCAGCACGCATCTTGTTCAGTTCGCTGAAACCGATGTTGGCCTTAATGGTCTTGATCCGCTCTTCAGCAGTTGCACGAGCAGAACCAGCCTTCAACACGCCACCCTTTTCGCCGACAATAGCGCCGAGAGTGCCCGTTACCGGGTCTGCAACCTTCTGGCCTTTGATAGCTCCGCCGAGACCTTTGATCTCTTCCAACACGATGCCCGATCGAGCGATCGCGGATTCTGCTGCTGCAGCGCCCTTTTCCTCTTTCTCGGTCAACTGCAACGCAGTCTTGGAGCCGGGGATTACTTCCATGGAGACCGGACGATTTTGAGCGTCGTAGATCATTCGGTAATCCGGAGGGATCGAACCGACCTGTGGAGGCATGTTCACAGTCACGCCACCTGTACCAATAGCGGTGATCTTGCCCGATGTCGCGTCACGTTGGTACGTACCCTTCGGTAACCCGAGAGCAGACGCCTGAGCGGGAGGCAGGATCTCGAAACGTTCACCACCACCACCGAGCAACTCGACCTTTTTGGTGTCGACATTTCGTTGATAGGTAGCACCGGAGGGGAGACCCAACTGTTTGGTCTGCTCAGGCGTCAGGATCTCGTAACCCTGCTTCTCGGTTGGCGTGGCCTTGGCGATTGCTTCGAACACGTCTTTCGCGCCGGGGAGATACGCAGTGCCGATATTGATCAGGTTGATCGCCTCTTTCGGGTTCAATTCAGCAGTCTTCGCCCATGTTTCGAACACTTGGGCTTGAGCTTTATCACCGGAGTTTTCTGCTGCGATAGCACGTTCACGCAACCGCTGGATCCCGACTGGAGGATCGGTTTTCAGTGCACTGACAGTCTGTCCGATGAATCGCAACTCGTTCTGTTGGGCGTCTTTGCTACGCTGCTCCCAAGCCTTCAAAATGCCTTCAGCACGGTCTTTCGGCGAGAGCATCACGATACGCTCGTAATCGGAAAATGTCGGATTCGCTTTACTACGAAGGCTCGTCAGTTCTTGGTTCAGCAACTGTTGACGCTGCATCTCCATCTGCTGTGCTTGTTCGGTCGCGTTCAGCTTCAAGCCGTACTCATATCCCTTCAGGGCGGACTGAAACGGGCTGGCGACGTCTGAAGCGTAATTAACTGGTTGTACCATATTTATTCCTTACGCGAACACCGGACCGGATATTTGCATGGCTGGTGCTTGTGTTCCACCGAACATACCTTTACCAGCCGCCACACCAGCTACGCCAGCAAGGTCACTCAAGGTTCGACCATAAATATCGGCTTGACGCATACCGCCAGCAGCTTCAGCAGCACCCTGACGGCCCATCAATTCGGCGATTCTGGCTCCAGTGGCCGAACCTTCAGCACCAACGCCAGCAGCAGAGCGCTGACCCAACGACACCATACCGCCGAGACGCTCATACTGCTCGTTGATGGCCTGACTCAGCATTTGCGGACGAAATTGGGCGAGTGCGGCTTGGACGTTACCACCACGCAGACCACCAGTAGCGGAAGCTCGTTGAAGTAGTGCCTCCTCGCCCTGACGCACGAGACCCTGAAAAAGCTCGGATCCTTCGATCTCGGAGATAGCAGCACGCTGCCGTTCAGCGCCCAAAGTACCGAGAAGAGCCTGTTGGCCCTCCAAAGCTGGTTGACCAGCCTCAACGTATGGTTGCAAAAGCTTCTGGATCGCGTCGAATTGACGACGCTGCTCCTCGATACCAGCTTGAGCGGAAGCGCTTTGAGCAGCTGCGGCATCACCCGCTGCTGAAGCACCCATGGCCCCCGAAACAACTGTAGCTCCAGCTACTGCGATAAGACCCCAAGTCATTGCAGTACCTCCTGCGAATTGAACCCAAGACCGAGTGTTTCGTGGTGGATATGCTCCGCCTCGATCACTGCGAGATCTTGAGAATCTGATTTATTAACGTGAACAGTGATGAACTGAGTGTCTTCGATGGCCAGCACCACACGCTTGACACCAGCGGGGGAAACCGAAACGTGACCAGCTTCAACGACCATTCGACCGAATTCGCTCACCACTTCAGCTTTTCCTTTGAGGACCATCAGAAAGTGTTCGTGCTTGTGGATTTTGCCGACCATCAACATCCCTGCTGGGACGGTCAATTCACGCAGGTACATCCCCGGTGCGAATAGATGCCTCGGCTCTGGCTGCTCCGACTGAATAGGCACCATCAACTCTTGGAGCTTCTTGATCTGCTCCATCGTTGGCGGTATTTTGTCGGTCGAGATTTGAGTACCAGTGTTCAGCACAACATTACTTTCGTCTGGTTGAGCCGCTGGCTGCTCGATAGGCTCAGCATACGAATTTTCGCACGTCGAAGACACCCTGTCAATCCCCCTCGGACTCGAATTCCTTCTCTTCCCACGCTTGGCAGCTACGCATGTCGTGGCAGACGAAGCGAAACTTATGGCAAAAGCCACGAAATCCAGCACCATCGTCCCATTCATTGCGAGGGATTCGATCCATCTTTGCTTGAGTGTGTGGGGTGTTGTCGTAGTACTCGCAATTGGAGCAGCGACGACGACGAGCCTCTTTCTCGTCAACCTGCATCGCTTTACCGAGCTTGGCCCAATAAACGCGATTCGCACCCGGATCGTTCGATGGATCTTCAGGTCCGAGCATCCAGTCATCGATAACGACTTGGGTGTTCTTGCGATTCTCAGCCGGAGTAATGAATGCTGGCTGAACCATGATGATTCCGTAATCTTCCATAAATTACTCCTGTTAGGTGATTTCACGGCCAGAAATACGCAGCGTCAATGACGTAGCGTTGCTAGCGATGGTACTAATGAACGCGCCGGGGTCCAACTCTTGGCCGACCAACTCGGGACACAAATACGTCTCACCCGGAACAACAGTACGATCATCGATGATCAGGTTGGCATTGCTAGGGCTGCCACCAGACTGAACCAAGTTCACGCTGAACGTACGATTCACGGTATCTGTGTTGGTGACGGTGGCTTTATCGATCAACGCTTTCGCGGCTGTGGCCGTATATTGCGTGGTCTGAATAGCCTCCATCTGCTTTGGAGGCACAAGGGTTTTTACGGTGACTGTCATGGCTGGATTCCTTGAATGTTGTTGGACACGGTGAGGATAATGCTCGGGATTGCTGGTACCGGAGGTGTCGCTGCCACATATTGGACACGCACACCGAGGTTAGTAACCGAGAAATAGAACTCAACGTAGTCGTCGGCCTTTAGGCTGAGGAAGAAATTCAGCGCCAGAATTGACTCGGAGTTGTTCCCCTTCAGACGGACTGTAGAGGCCGAATTTGGCACGTCGGTGCCATTGACTGCGATCCACAGGTAGAAGTGCTCGTCGGTGGCCACTGTCGAGTCGAGCTGCAGCGATGTCTGGAAGTCATAGACGCCTTCAGTGTCCACATAGACGCGCGATGTCGGCGTACCAAGGTAGACGCCACGACCAAGGTCTGTTGTGTTAAACGTGATCGGCGTGGCCGTGTTGATGGTCGTGGCCGGCTGAGTTGTCGTGTCCAAGAACGAGCCATAACGCGAGCGTTTGAACTCGCGTGGCGGTGGTGCCATCTGCAGCCCTTCAACGGCCGTGGCCAGTTGGTTGAGCAGCGCCAATGCTTGGTTGGCTTTGTTCTCTGCTGACGCAATGCTGACTGCAGTCTCTTGAGCCAGCGCAGTAATCTGCCCCAATGCATCGTTGGCCGTGGCTAATGCTGTTCCAGCGTCAATTTTGACCTCATTGACAACATCTGGCGCGATGGCCGCAGTGATGGCAAATAGGTTCTCGAACTGCTTGATCTGCTCGTGGTCCTTGAGGAACGTGGCGAGCTGATCTCGGGTCAGTCCAAGTGGTGGCGTGCGTGGATTAATGGCCATGGTCAGAAAGCCAATGGCTCAATCTGAGCCTCAAGACGTGCAAACGACAAATGAGCTTGGCTATCACCGCGAAAACGCTGGATACGCCAATTATGCATGTGACCTTGCTGAAACCAGCAAAGACGCTTCTTGGTACTGCCAGTCGTGCCAACTCGGATCGGACGATCTTGACTCCACGCCATGCCATCGGTTGAATAACTAGTTGTGATGATCGGATCAACGCCAAGCGCGACACGGCCAGTCAAAGACACGAGTTCCAATTGATTGAACAACGCACCCTTGCTCTCATTATAAATGATCAGTGTACCGAATTCCCAGCGCACAATTTGACCCCAATGGCTACTGATGTCTTGAACCATGTGGCCGATATTCGAAGACTGTGGGTCGCCCACGAGCCATTTATCATACGCCCACACGAAATTACGGGCACGATACTGCGCGAAGCCTACGACACTTGTGGAAAGAGTGAACCAAACTTGTTGCTCAAGCGCTTGAGATGCTGCCGCGTCATATACGACAGTACGATCAGGAAGATGAATATATAGGTGTTGGTGCGCTTTATCATTTCGTGCTTCCAGTTTGACTTGAGCCAGTTGAACTTCGGTGTACGTTGCTAACAGTTCGTCGATCTCTTGAGTGCTAATTTTCTGAGCACCAGCATTCGCGCCCAAATAAACACCGGGAGACTCATTGCGTCCACTACCGAGAAATGCAACAGTCTCGACGAACACACAGCACGCAAAAGTACCGATCACACCCTTTTGGATCTGAGCGCCTTCGATCCGTTGGAACGGAAAGAACGCTCCGCCAATGTTGTCGAATACTTCGATGGTGTTGCGGTTTAGCGCGTAAACCTCATTTCGAAGTTTGAGTAGTGCCACCACTGGATCTGGGTCGACTTCGGAACTTCCGTATTTCAACGGATTAACCTGAGTCGGATCTGTCAACTCAGTAACAACCAAACTCATGCCATCAGTGGTCATGAAATAACCATCGACCCAGCATACATCGAGCACGACACCGAGGTCCGGGTCCGTGACCTGAGTGAGTGCGCCGTTCCAGTAGTAAAGTCGGCCACCAGAAGCGATGGCCAGACGATCAAAGCTGTAGTCCATGGTCACCAGCGTGTTGACTGGTCCACCGACATCACCGAGCACAGTGACAGCGCCATTATTGGCCACATTTACGAGCTTCGTGCCCATGACACGGTAGCAGACGCCATTCCAATTGATGCCGCCACGATCCACTCCGGGACCAGTCCCATTCGACACCAAACCATCGGCAGGACGCAAATATGCGTTACTGATGCCACTGCCTACAGGAGTAGGAACCAGATTCACTGGATAGGCGGTACGAATGTCCGGACCATTATCCGTGTATATGCCATTGACGATCGGGATCTGCATTCAGGTCACCACTTTACTTTATCTGCCCAATACGCGGCACTCATTTTGCCTTTGGCAATGTTTCTCGCGTGCCGTGCTTTGAATGATTCTCGCCGAGTTTTGTCGGCCTTGGACTCACCTTCACGCCTTGGAGACCCAGAGACTCCTTGCTGGCCGAACCGGATCGTCTTCACGTTATCACCCTCTTTGGCTATCACCACATGAGATTTCGTGGGGTGCGACGGGGTGCGACGGGGTGCGCTTAGGCTTGTTGTAGCCAGCTACCCCGATTTTGGCCAGTCGAGGGTCTTTTTTCATGATCAAGCAATCCGATACCAAGAATTGGTGGACTGGACGAAACGCATACGGAAGAAATCTTCAGCCGCTAAAGTCGCTGGATCTCCATATACGGCAGCAGCGCCGTTACCAGCCAGAGTGAAGCTCGTGATCTGCTGGGTAGTGGTGATCAATACTTCAGTACCGTCCGGGGTCTGTGTGTTCAAAGGCAAAGTCACAGTGCCGCTGGCAAGAGTACTGGCTGGCTGAAGAATCAACCACTGTTGTTGGCTTACAGGGGTCTGGATCGCGATGTTGAAACCAGTACCGGGAACCGCCAATTGGGTCGAAAGAGTCGGAGCTGCGAATGACTGCTGAAAATAGGCCAACAACTGGCTAATCGGCATACGACGAGCATCACCATTATTCGGACTATAGACCGGGACTTGATCGCCAGCCGAGACTTGGGTGAGTAGTGGGAGTTGATTGATGTACGGCATAACGGATCCTTAATTGAACTGGATTGGGCCATCAGGTCCGGCGTCAACCGGATCCACCTCTGGTCCCAAGAATGGGTTGTCGTACATCCTCCATGGCTTGTTACCAGCACCAGCCGGAAGGGTGTTCGGGAATTGCTGCTCCATGGGCATCGCCGCACGGGAAAGCAAAGTATTGTACGATGTCTTAGCGGTGATCATCGTGTTGGCCATGGGAGTCCGACCGTAACTTGGAGCGAGTTTCAAAGCCAGATTGGTGATGATCGCTTCGTTGGCGGAGTCTGGGACTTCGGACGGTTCATCAAGATCGCTGAATTGTGGACTGCCGGGAATGGGATAGCCGAGACGGATCCCCTTGGCATTCCATTCAGCCATCATCGCATCGAGTCGGCGTAAAGCGGACTGGAGCTGTTCTGGCTGCAAATCGAAGGTATATGAAGCCAATCCGATTTCTTCGAACGCAGCCGCTACGAATTGGCGCTTGCTGTAGCCCATGTTATTTCATTCCCCGGCTTGCTTTATTCTTAGCCGTACGAGCACCTCGGGCAGGTAGAGGCTTGCCAGCTTTCTTTGCCGCGACACGAGCAGTGTTGAGGGCGATAGCTATCGCTTGCTTTTGTGGCCGACCAGCCTTCATCTCTTTCGAAATGTTCTTGCTGACCGACTGCTTGGAATAACCCTTAGTCAATGGCATACCAGTCTCCTAATAACGAAAGGGGGGCCGAAGCCCCCCTTTACGAAGCCAGATTAAGGCTGGTTGAACAACAGGATACCGGACATTTCGGGCTGCTTGTTCACAACGCCGAAGAGGGTGTCGAGACGATACTTGATCGTCATGCTGTCGATGTCGTAGAACTTCTGCATCACCAATTCAATGCCTTGGTCGGTGCTTGCACGCATCACTGCAGTACCAGCGTCGGAAGGCACGGCATAACGACCGGGAAGAATCTCGATCGAATCTTTTTGCCAGAAAGCGTTGATGTTGGAAGCACCAGTGTTCAACCAAGTCAGTGCAGCAGCGTCGGCAGCAACAGCCACTTCCACGTTCTTGTACTGCAACTGAGCATCAGTGGGGGCAACACCCTGAGCACCGATGATTGGAGGGCTGATCACCATGGTGGTGCCATCGGTCACGCTGATGACACGGAATGTCTTCAGTTGGCCAGTGGATTGCTTGGTGATGTGGTGCACAGCTTCGACGCCACCGATAGTGAACGCGTCACCAGCCAAGACGCCGACAGTGTTCGACACAGTGACGGTCTGGAAGCGGTTATCCACGTTGATCTGACCACCGACCGAGTTCGAAGTCGCTTGGGGAGCGTAGTTCGCTTGCGAACCTGCACCGTTGGTGTCGATAGTGGTAGCACCACCATCGGCAACGCCAATGCGGTTGGCGTAATCCAGCTTGTAGGTGTCGAAACTAGCAACCATACCAACGTAGCTGCGCTCGTAAGCGTTTGCCGACTTGTTGCCAGTGAAGGAACGAGTAGCAGCGGCCAAGTTACCAGCCAGACCGTTATAGTCACGGCTGGACAGAGCCAGATAGCGATCTTCGGTAGGGATACCTTGCTCGTTCATGATCGAATCGCACAGAGCCACATCGTCGTAGTCACCAGCAGCGCCAGCGATAGGAACGACCAGAGTACCTTGAGCAGCAGCAACGTTCATCACGGCGACGTTGATGTCGGAAGCCAGCTTTTGCTTGGCAGACTGACCCAAGCGGCCCTCTTGCAGAGCGTCACGCAATTCCAGCGTGGTCATGGTCCAAGGCACGGTCTTGCTGAAACCCAGAGTAGCGGGAACAGCCAACTGAGTCATGTTCTGGTAACCGGGGATCGGAGTACCGGGGGTGCTGTTGATCGACTGAGCGATGTAAGGCTGTGGACGCCAGATGGTGTTGCGTGCACGCTCCATCATGGTCGAATCAGTATTGTAGATACTGACGTTACGAGAAAGCACCAAAGCGTCTTGGAAACCTTCGAGGAGATCTTCGAACGCGACGCGTTCTTCTTTACTAAATGCGTTTGCCATGACTGGCTCCTTTTGAATGAGAAAATGGTTTAGGGATTGACCCCACTGATTTGCTCACCCAATTGGAGCCGGGCGGTAGCTCTGAATCTGTCATCTGCCGATATAGGGTTGGCGATACCACTTCAGACGAATTCTACACTACCGCACCGGATCTGTCAATCACCCTGGCTTTTTCTTCTGCTGCTTATACTTCAAAACCTTGGTGTAATCACCAGTCTTTTCAGCTTCAGTGCGCAGACGATCGAGGGTTGAATCCACCGCACCCGAGACACGGCCAGTGCCGGACACGGTTTTCGGAGGAGGGGGAGGGGATTTACGAGTAGTGACTTTCAATTGGGTCTCCAGTTTACCTATAGCAACAGCAAAACGAACAGGATCAGTGATACCAGCCAGTTCAGCAGCCTTCTTGTGATTCTTACCCAGCGCATAAACAACCAGCGCCGGATTTTCGAGGCCTTGAAGGATGATACCTTGTTGTGTGACGTTGAATTTGTCTTGGACATAGATTTCTGCATCTTCATAGTCCCGTACCTTCAGGTCAGCTTTCGCTTTACCGTAGGTGGCCAGTTTATCTTGCCACGCTTTTTCGGCATCGTCTTGCGCCTTCTTGGACGCCTCGACCTGAGCGTCATGTCGGCGCTTAGTTTCGAACCACTCACCCAATTTTTCCTCGTAGACGTCGGGATCGTAGTCGAAATCTTCGAGCTTGGGCTTCGCGGGAAGCGTCAAAGGCTTTGTGGCTGGCGCTGCACCAGCATTGATCTTGGCCTCCAACTCGCGGATCTTCTTGTCTTTTTCGCGACTGGATTTGCGAAGCTCTTTCACCCACGACGGTGCGTGTTTTTGCTCCTCGTCCTCTTGGGTCAAGTCTTCACCATCCATCGAGATGACGATCTGGTCATCGTCTCCCTCTTCGGCTACTTCACCTTCTGCGCCTTCTTCGTCCTGTGGATTAATCGACTCGCCCGAATTATCAGAACTCGAATCATCGCCTGTGTTAAGATCACCTTCATTTTCGATCGGATCTTCGACAACATCGATCACCTCGTCCGTGTCGGTACTACCAAATTTAGCCATCTTCTAACTCCATCAAACTCACCCGTAAAAGCGGACGGGTGGTAACCGCATATCAGACGCCGGGGGGTTGCTCGACGTTCTGGATCAGACCACCAATCGCATTAGCGGCCTCGATTGCTTGCTGGCGCTCGTCGATATCGACTTTCGCCAGCGTTTCGATTGTCTTGGCTTTTGTCAGTTCCGTGTCAGCAATCGTCTTCACAACATCTGCACGAGCACGAGTAGCCTTGGCTGTCGCTTCGTCTGCTGCGGCCTTCAAGTAGGTCGAATTTGGATCCTCTTTCGCGTTTGCTGCGGCTTCCATCATCTGCTCCGCTTCTTCATCGGTCGGCTCCACCACGCCCATCTCAACCAACTGCTTGCGGAAATACTCACGAGCATCGCGGAGACCTTCGCCCTCCATGTTCATCAGAGCGATAGCCTGAAGTACCTGCTGGGTCTTCTGATCGGTGGTGATAGCCATCATACCCGTCAGTGCCCTCACGATGGCCGCACGCTGGCTCGAGAACGATGGTCCGACATCGACCGTCACATCGAGATGGGCCTCGCTCAGATCGTTCTCCATGGCCACCTCACCAGTCTCCTTGTCAATCATTGGGCGGAGCAACTCAACGGGGGTCACATCACCTTGGGCGGAAACAGCTTTCATCTTGCGCTTTGGCTCGACGTAGATTTCCTTGGCCATCGACAACCAGATCTCGCCAGAGCGACGGATTGCTTTGGCCATGTTCGACATGTAAATGAAGGTCTGCATGTCCAGACGTTGTTGAACCATCTCGACGGCTTTGCCGGAAATGTTGCTGACGATCTTGTCGCCTTGCTCTTGGTTACCCAACACATCCCGAATGTCCTGCTCCGACAATTGCAGCATTGCGGCCATGGCTGGGGGAATTGCTGGCGACTTGGTGTAAGCCACGGGACCGGACACTTGGGTTGCGCCATCGGGACCAGTGATCGGGTTGATCAACAGGTATGGGTAATTCTTGAGGTTGTCCTCCGCCCACATGTTCTGGTGGCCAGCCACTTGCTCTGGAGTCAGGATCGGCTTCTCGACGCTTGACAGCGCTGCGATCTCGCCCAACTTCGACATCTGCATGTTCTTGAGACGTTGTACGTCCTTGGCCAGACGCACGTGACCGGAGCAACGTTCAACATTGTCGATGAACCAGCGCTTGCCGTAGACCGGGACAACTGGAATGCACTTGCCAGCGATGTAACCGTTGTCCTCAAGGATGCGGGAACCGCTCATGATGTAGGAGTGGACACGGCGACGCTTGACGCGTTTCACACGTGCTTCGAACGAACCGATCGCATTCATCCGGGCATAGAATTCTTCGGTGAGTTCTTCCTTGCGGAATTTTTCTTCGCTGCCGTCCACGGCCTTGAACACGTGGATCGAGTCGTTGACTTCTTCGACGCGGTAGTATTCGGCCACGAACACAACGTCGGGAGTGAGCCAGTCGAACTCGTACTGGTGGATCTCTTTCGGCCAAGTCGATGGGTCATCATCATAAGTCGCCTTGTACGCTGCGTGCGTCATGGAGGTGATCACGAAGCAGCGCTTTGCGTCGGCTTTGTCCTGACGCTTGGCTTCCAGATCAAAGAATACCGAAGAGTCGGCGTCGTAGATCGGCTCGATGCGAATGCGTTGCTGCTCGTTCTCGTCGTCCTCGGGGTCTTCATACTCGGGACGCAGACGCCAAGCACCGTAACCACCACCGACCGCCTCTTCGAAGCCATTGTCATACGCTTCTTCAGCCACTGAGTCTTGCTCATCGGCGCGGTACAGGCCAGCACAGACATCGGCGGTACGATCGGACTTCGCACCCTGCTTGCTCACAAAGCTGACCGCGATTCGGTTATTGCGGTACTCGGTGAAGATCCGCTGAACGGCTAGTGCGATCTTATTGATCTCAAAGCGTGGCTTGTTCTGGAATTGTTCCCCGAGCGGTCCTTCCCATTGAGCGCCAGCGATTGAGTAAAATCGACGATCTTGGAGGCATTGCAGTCGCTCGTCACGGAGAGCGGACTGGATGTTGTCGAATTCTTCGAGCGCTTCTTGGTGGATGTTCGCCAGCTGCTCTTCTTTGGTAAGTCGTGCCATGATGTTTAACCTCTTGTGTTCCAGAAATTGGTTGATGGAATAAGGAGTGATGAAGTGATGATTTGCGATTTCTGTGGAGCGACAATCGCGGGAAACAATTCGGTGATCGCCCACACGAGAGCGTCAGCGCGGTTGGGTGAACGGTCGCCAACATAACCGTTTGTCGTGAATCCGGACAGTTCGTCTTCCAGATCCCGGAGGTAGCCAACGTGACGGACTTTGCCATCTTCGTACAACGCCGAAATCGGCTCCGCCCGGACTACTTTTCCACGAGTGGCTGTCACCTTACGGTAGCTGACCCGTGCATTTCGCTGAGCGGCAGCGGTACGAATAACGTGCTGGACCATTGCCCCGCCATAGTTTGCCTCGCCTACGATCGCATCGGCCTCGTGGCGTATATACGCGTCGACTGCTACTTTGCCCCACACTGCGGGACCAGCCTTCACGGTGAGGTCTTCCAGCACGTACGCAATTCCGTCAGTGCCAAGACCCGCGATCACGATACCAATTGCGTCCGCCTCAGTCCCTGCGTCATCACCTGATCCGGAGGGGTCGACAGCCACAATAACACGAACGAGATCCGGGATGTCGCCATCAATGACGCGCCATGTTTCGATTTTGTCGTCCGAGAACAGTGCGTTGGGGGTGCCGTCGCTGAATTCGCCACGCAAGAAACGCTTCTGCAGTCGGGGGGAGAGGGACTGAAGGGTCTTGAGGTAGTTCGACGAGAGGTTCTGGAGATTGTCCTCGGGGTTGATCCGGAACGACACGTAATTCTCAGGGTCGGGCAGCGGCTTTTTGGTCTCGGGATCGACCTTCTGGATGAACAGTTTGTAGGCCCAATGTACCTTGTCCGTGGGGTTCATGTCGTAGAACGCACGGGGGATCAGGTAGTTACCGGGGGTGGTTTCGGCCAGCTGCGCGAGACGGGTGATGGCGATGGATTGCGAACCCGCTGGGATCTGTGAACACTCGTTGAAGTAGATGGTCGCGTACTCTTGACCCAGAATCTTTTCCGTCCGTTCCTTGTCGTCAGACCGCCAAACCAAATCTCGGATTCATTCGGTAACGACACGAACCAGTCGGTCTTCGACAGCGAGTAGATCACACCCGGAAAGCAAAGGTCCATCACCTTCGGGAATGTGTCCATCACGATAGACGCCTTTACCGCGTTGAAGCGGTAGCGCAGTATGACATGGCGAGACTTTGGGGCTTTCAGTGCCCTGGCGACCACGTTACGAGTG